TGGTCCGCCAGGAGCCTTTGACTTTGTATCGATTCCGGCGGTCAATGACGGAGCTTGGCACCATCTTCTGTTCTCGTTTGATATTTCCGGAAGCGTGCAAGTGTCGATACCGTCGATTCTGCCTGGAGGCGCTCGGCCGCCGACTATTGTCAGCACTGAATGCAAGGCATGGCTGGCGCTGGATGGCAAGAATTATTCCGGCGGGGCGCTGCAACATCGGTTTGCGATGCATGATGGATTCCAGTTGCCATTGTTGCCGGGAATGGGGACCGACTCTGTAGGGTTCGGGCCTGTCACGTCCGCGACACGCGCCAATTCCGGATTAATAGGCGGCAATGACATTATGCCGAGAAACTGTTGGATTCTTCCATTCAGGGGCAGTCCGAAAGATGGTCTGAAACGGTTTGCCTCCACTGCTGGGACATGGAACCAGGATTCCACCGCGTTCATCCAAAAAGGCGACTACAACTTTTTCCAATGGACCGGCAGCATTTGGACGCTCTACCACGCCGGTGACTGGAAAGGAGAGCTCGACCCGCCAAGGCCAAGCTCACCAGATCCCGCGACTTTTGATGTGCCGACCTACGAAGGTGGACCGTTCAACATTCCGTGCTCCGGGTATTCCATCGGCATTCCCGCTTCGGCGCATCATCTAGATCACAACACCGGCCTGGAGATGGCCGAACTACAGATCTGGATCAACCAGACGCTCGACACCGGGATCGAGGAAAACCGCCGCCTGTTCGTTGACAAGGACGGCAAGCCCGTGCCTCCCAAGGAGGCTGAGAAGATCCTGGGCAAGCCTCACGTCCTGCTGCACGGCTCGTCGAACTGGAAGTCTGGGAGGAATACCGGATCAACGGGCGTCGACGCCAAGGGCAATGTGAGTCCCGTTGGGCAGTTTCAAACGATCGCCAAGATTGAGAGGTTCAGGCCCGATCCTCAGTTGGGAAAATGAAAGTCACTAAGGAACACTGATGCTTGACGGCGTCGTCGCAGAGGAGTTGCTGAACCCGCTCGTCATCAGGGGGACGAGTGTTGTTCCGTTTGAGCTCGACAAGTTTCTTCAGGACAGAATATTCGAGATCGGTTTTGGCTCACCGCTCGATCCGGTCGACGAAACGGCCAACGGCGCCGAGGGTTTTGGCTATACCTATATCACCCAAGACTATGATGGTATCTTCCCCTATCTGTTCGACGACACTGTGCCCGAGCGATTTTACGACTTCACCCAGAGATTCGACCCGGTGCTGGTGTCGGCGTTCTTCAAGGACTCCGATTTTTTCTACTCGGCAAAGCTTGACGTCGTGGCGATACACCCGACAGCGGTGTATGCCGATCCTGACATTATCTATGCGCCCGCGTTCGGGGCGCACATCACGCTCAGTCTCGTCGTCGAGGGCGATCTCATTCGGCGGCAACTCATTCGCCGCGACGGCGATCCGTTCCTTCTGCTGACTGAGGTCTTCAACGACGCCGACACGACCTTCGCAGCTACAATGGCGGCGGCACTGCTGCCCGGCGTTGTCAACGAGCACTTCCCCGATGGCGATCTAGTCTACCCGGCGGGCCAAGCGGCTTTCTTGCTGCCGACCTTATTCAATACAGGCGATACGCTCTTTGCGCCCTTCGTATTCAATCAACTAAATCCGCAGCGTATTCTGGACTCCGACGTCTTCGTTGGTCCAAACATGCGGACCCCAGGGCGGATTGATTTGTTTGTGGACATCGACGTTTTCTTGATGCCGGGTGTCGGGTTGGCACCATTGGCGGCACCGTTTGGGGCTGCCGATGATGCCTTCTTCACGCACGTCATCGCCTCCAACCCTGCCATATACCCATTCGACTCGGTCATAGACTTCGCCGACACCTTCTATGTCCCGGATATCGATATCAACCAAAGTCTGGCACCGCATTTCTGGCCGGACATCGATGTCATCATGTCGATCCCGGCCGTCATTCTCGGCCAGGCATTGGTGCCCGCGGTTTTCGTCGATATCGATGCGTTCTACGTTCCGGTGCTGCCCCCAACGCTTTCGCCAGCGCTCTTCATTGCCACCGACAATTTCTTTACCCCGTATCTTATCTTCGACCAGGCTGTGTCTCCCAATTGGTTCATTGACGGTGACACATTCCCGGCTCCGAGTGTTAGTCAGCTCTCTAGCTTTGACGGTACATTGGCTCTGGACGGTCCCATCATGCCTGCGACCCCGCAGCCGACCGTGATTTACATCGAAGGTTAGACCTGATGGCCTTCTATGACACCAATTGGTATTGCAACGCCGGGGATCAATCGACCACCGGTTATTATGCCGTCACGAAATGGGCGACAGGCGCGACTATCGCCGCTGGCGCCTTGCGGCGACAAAATACGGCTCCTGCAGTCGGCAGCGAGCGCGTGTTTGTTTGTATCGTCGCTGGCACCACCAATGCTACGACCGAGCCGACCTGGGTTTTAACCCGTGGGGCGAAGACGACGGACAACACGGTCACGTGGCAGGAATGCACGGGCGCGTCTGCGGTCAACGGCGATCTGACCAATACTACGAATTGGACAGCGGCGAAGGCGGCCGGTGTGCCGACACTGGGCGCGATCATCAAGCGCAACAATGGCGCGAGCTATCAGATATGCACGACGGCTGGCACGTTGGGATCGTCCGAGCCAGCGTTCAGCGACACGGCCGGTGTGACGACGACCGAGACTGCCGGAACGACGGTATGGACCTCGCTCGGTGTGGTCGGCAATTTCACCGGCGGTCAGGCCCCGCACGCGCGGTTGGAAAATGCCTGCGCCAGCACTTGGTTCGCGGCCGGCAACACGATCTGCGTCGGCGACAACCACGCCGAGTCGAAGGCAACGGCAATTACGTTCTCTCCTATTGGCAGTGCTACTCTCATCGGAAAGATACTTTGTCACAATCATTCCGGTAGCTATCCACCGGCATCGAGCGATCTGACGACCGGAGCGACAATCTCGTGTACTGGCGCAGCAGCCGTGACCTTGTTTGGAACGAATGCAGGCGCGTTCTATGTTTATGGGATGACCTTCAAGGCCGGTGTTGGTCAGAGTTCTGGACAGACCAGTGTCACGATAGGAACCTCGGGTGCAGTGACATCACTGCAAAATTCGTACTACTTCGACAATTGTTCGTTTTGGTTGGCAAACACGGCGGCAGGGGCGGGTGGGCAGCTGTTACTTGGAAACGGCTCGTCCAATGCCGGCAGCGTGGTCATCTTCAACAACACCTCAGTAAAGTTCGCCAGCACGGGTGAGTTTATTGTACCGGTTAACAATGTTTTCATTTGGCAGAACACGAGCCCAGCTCTTGTGTCTGGTTCATCTGTGCCAACGAGACTATTTGATGAGGCGGCTCCAAGCGGCACCAGTATAATCGTGCTTGAAGCGTTGGACTTAAGCATGTTCTCTGGTGCTATCTACACATCGAATGCCAGTATTCTTGCTTTCGGAAATTTGACAATCAAGGACTGCAAATTACATGCATCCGCTACGGTTTCGACGCCAGTGAACACCGGGCTGACCGTTCAACTCATCCGCTCTGACAGCGGTGCTACGGGCTACAAGTCCACTCGCTATCAGTATGAGGGCGCCGAGTCGACCGAGACATCGATTACGCGGGTCGGTGGTGCTGCTGATCCGACCGGTCAGGCGCAGTCGCGCAAGATCGCCACTACTGCGAACTCGCAATGGCTGCGGCCGTTCAAGGCCGAGCCCTATGCGATTTGGAACCCGACGACCGGTGCCAACGTCACGGTGACGGTGTGCGGGACGGTCAACGCGGGGGCACTGCCCAACAACGACGACATCTGGCTGGAGGTCGAGTATTTGGGGTCGTCTGGAAGTCCGCTGGGGACGATCGTCACCACGACCAAGGCCAATCTGCTGACGGCGAACGCTGCGATCGCGTCGGATGGCTCGACCTGGAACGGCGGCGGCTCGGGCGCAGGTTGGTCCCCCTTCAAGCTCACCGCCACGCTGTCCTCACCGCAGCCCGGCATGGCCGGCTACCTGCACGCGCGGGTGCGCGCCGCGAAGCCGTCGACGACCTATTACATAGACCCGAAGATCATCTTGACATAACGGAGAAAAGCCTATGACCGAGGAACGCGCCGAGGCGCGCGAATCCAGTGACGCGTCTGTCATCCGCGGCAGCGGCCTCGGCGAGCACGCCGACGCGCACGGCCGCTATGAGATCGAATGCCGCGGGGCCGCCGGCAAGCTTAAATGGCGCGAAGTGATCGACAACGTGGTGGCCACCGTTGGCAAGAACCTGGCGCTGGATTCGTTCCTCGCCGGGACAGCGTACACGGTGACCGGGCCATTCATGGGCCTGATCTCGTCGACCTCCTATACCGCGGTCGCCGCAACCGACACGATGGCTTCGCATTCGGGATGGCTCGAGGCCGGCGGCACCAATGCACCAGCCTATTCCGGCAACCGCAAGACCGCAGTTTGGTCCGCAGCGACGGCGGGATCGAAGGCGCTGTCGGCGGCGCTGTCGTTCGCCATCACCAGCACCGGGACCGTCAAGGGGGCGTTCCTGTGCTTCGGCACCGGCGCGGTCGCCACCAAGGACGACGCCAACGGCACGCTGTGGTCGGCCGGCACATTCTCGACCGGCGACAAGGCGGTGGTGAACGGGGATACGCTGAATATCAACTACTCAACGAGCCTGTAAGGATCAGGAGCCGAACAATGTCGATACTCATTTCGTTCCTGTATCTGCTGTTATATATAGCCATCGTCATCTTCGTGGCGTTCGCGATTCGGTGGTTGATCGTCAGCTTCATGGGCTGGTCGATTGACGCAAATATCGAGAAGTGGGGCCGCGTCATCGTCGGTCTGCTGTGCCTCATCGCGATCGTGGTCTGGCTTGCTGGTGTATTGGGTATGGGTCCGGGGCTGCCGCATCCCGTCTACGGGAGATACTGATGCGCGGCTGGATCATCGCCATCGGCTTCGCGCTGATCCTCGTGGCCGGGATCTGGGTCGTGCATACGCTCGAGGCGATGTACCCATGATGACCTCGGTCAGGTCGTGGTTCGCAGATAACCAGGCGCTGGTCTACTTCCTGGTGGCGCAGGGCGTTGCCATCGGAGCTGCGGTCTTGAGCATTACAGCCTACATGGTCGAGCTAGAGGCGCGCGTGACCACGCTCGAAGTGCGCGGCTCGCCGCATCTCGCTGAGATCAACAATCGCTTGACGGTGACCGAGAAAGAAACGCAGGCCAATAAACAGCGATTGGAACGGATCGTTGACGTGATGACTAAGAGGCTAAACATAAACCCATGAATGAAAATCTCACATTGACCCAGGCCGGCGCGAACCTCATCAAGCATTTCGAGAGCTGTTTGAAGGAGGATGGCGACCGGTTTCGTCCTTACCGGTGTCCGGCCAACGTGCTGACGATTGGCTGGGGCCACACCAATCACCACGGCGAGAAATTTGACGAATCTTCGCGATGGACGCAGGCGATGTGCGACGACGCTTTCCTCGATGACATGGATGGGTTCGAGGACGCGGTTCGCAGGCTAGTCAAGGTCGAGCTGGAGCCGTGGCAGTTTGATGCGCTCGTGTCATTCACCTACAACTGCGGCGAAGGCAATCTGCAGAAGTCCACGCTGCTGAAGAAGATCAATGCCGGGGATTTCGAAGGCGCTGCAGATGAGTTTAAGCGTTGGAATAAAGCCAACGGCAAGGTCTTGGCTGGCTTGGTGCGGCGGCGGGCCAGCGAAGCCTTGTTGTTTCAGAACATCACCGATGAGGACTACGACGGTAAGCCGGACAAGGTCATTCGGCCGATACCGGAACCGATGCCGCAGGAGGTCGACAGTCCCGATGACT